CAACTTCGAACAACATGCGTGCCTCATTTCTTAGGCAAACGCACACGAACACGTCGCTTCTTCAGCGAAATCGGTGCAGACTTGGATCGCGAACGCGTTCGCGCCCGTAAGGGCGTCGCGCCCGACGCTTGCGGTCGATAAACGACCGCTGGCGTTGTTGGTTTGGGGAAGAACTCGCTAACAACCGCTTTTCCAGCGGCGAGCAATGGTCCCCCCAAAACAGACAGGACCCGAGAAATAACCGGCAACAAAAGCGCGAGCGAATTATAACGCGCTGGGTAACATGGCGCCATCTCGCTCATGACCGCATAATACACCTCAATCGCCCGCGGATCATAAATCGCGGGCGGTTTCATGTAAATGCGGTCAGGCGTGGTAGGGCGCGGGCAAACTTCGAGTCCGACAACGACTTTAACCATCAATGTCGCGCCTGGAAGGCCTCCACCAACTGAAGAGGCTGATAACCCGCGCCAAATGATGACGCCAACACCCGAATTGTCATACCCAGTATCAAAAGACGCAAGTCCAAGAACAACCCCACGAATGCCCGTAGACACCCACGACTCTTGAGAGGGTGAACCCGAATCACTCTGAATCGGGATCAAGGCTCGAGGAATCGGGATATTAGCGGACACAATGGGGAGAGCTGCAAAGCCAGGACCCGTCTTCCACTGACCCACCCCACCATCATACGACGTGTCAGCAAAAGGTTGAGAGGGTCCCATCAGCCGAATAGGCATGTAGACACCATCTCTCGCCCTGCCGACATATGGCATGCGTGAGGAGAGCGTGAGGTCGGTCTCAAACATCGGCAAAGGGACTGCATCAGCAATGTAACAATAGGGGAACCCAGACGGCGCTAAAAGCAACGGGGTCAAGGTCAGAATGGAACTACGAATTTCCAGTGGGTACTGGGCAGCATAGACATCACCCTGATCCGCAACCGCCGGTGCCGAAAGCTCGACAGTCACCGACCTGAATTGTGTGCGAAATGTAGCTGGCAAAGTCGCCGGCGAATACATCCCCGACTGCTGATACGCAAGAGAACCCGACGAACTTACGGTTATAAAGTTGGGGCCCGGAATATTAACGTCGGGCTGCAACTGAATATTACCAAAGGCCGCATTCAAAGGCGCACCGAGCGAAGAGAAATCCGCGGGCGAGGGCGCTGCCGCCCACACTAACGCATTAACGTCCCCGGGCGGGACGTACATATAACAATCCCAGGTCGATGTAGTAGTGCCAGGTGGCGTCGGTATTGAAGCTTGAACAGTATACTCAGGCCTCATAACACAACACGCGGAACTATCAGGAATTCCGCTCGCCGACCCGACAGCAGCTGGGTCAAGCGCTTTCAAGACCCACGATCTTGAAGCATCGCTCAACCCATAACGCTTCATCTTTTCTTGCACTTGTGATTGCATGCAAAAATTAGACTTTTATTCAAAGTGGTATTCACCCGAACAAGTCAGTCCCACACGCCCCTGCCGCGCTCCGCAATGTCAGCGTTGTCAACTTCGGACATACGCTGAAGCACTGGGTGCACGAGCAGAAGCGGCATGGCTGGAAGGGTCTTCAGGAAAGCATCACAGTCAACGATCGCCGATTCGTCGAGCCCATAGCGCAATGCAAAGGCCAACAACATCCCGGCTTTCTCAAGACTGAATCCGCTACCACGAAACGTGTATCCCTTCTCGGTCGGGACGATCTTGCCCGCGGAGTCGAATTTCTGCAGGAGCGTCGAAATCAGTGGAACACTGTTGCAAGCGGGCAAAAGGCCTTTCGCTACAGATCTCTGATACGCTTCGACGTTCCTCCTGCTCGGTGGTTTAGTCGTCCACCACAGCCGAGCGAAAAGTCGCCCCGGCTGTGGTAGGAACGCCATCGTCACACCATCCGACATCCAAATGCCGGAAATGAAACTCACCTCCGCGTAGCTGCGAAAACATCGCGCCTCGGGTGTGATGCCATACTCACGCTCGAGCGAAATGAGGCGCTCTGCGGAGACCTCATCGTAACACGCGACGAGCAAATCGTCGCCTGCAACGAGGATCGATCCACGAACGCCAGCACGCTTGAGCGCGCTGTAAGCGATCGCTGCGTTGACGAGACTGTTCCCGAGGGTTGTGTCGTTGTGTCCAGATTTAACTGTGTAGTCCATTTTGTAACGCAACACACCACCCGGGAAACACGCGAACCCGCTAACCTTATCACACTGCGAAGCGAAATCGGCAAGATCGGCATCGAACAAGCGATATATCGCTTGTCTGAATCGCGCATGCTCAGACTGCATGCTCGAATCCCAATTCTTTCCATCTCTCTCGTAGAACGTGACCGGTCCACGCGCATTCACGTTGTCCATCCAACGTGCGATCTCAACAGCGCTCATGCCACTGGAAAAGGTCACGTCCGAGCCACTCGGCATCACGCAATTGCGCAAGACAGAACAAATCGTCTTTTGCAAAGCGTAATACTCCGGCCCGAACTCCGACTGCGTCGCGAGATTCTTGTAAAACTGAATCAACCGCGCCTTCGTCGGCAATTTGTGATTGACCTCGACTTTCACCATCGCTTTCACTTTGCGCGGTAAAACTTCGTCACGGTCACGCGAAAGCAGTATCGCCCGGGCTTTCCCGAGCGGCCACTTCGCCAGCCAGACGAGGAACTCGCGCATTGAGCAATAGTAATAGTCTCCAGCGGCAGGTGTGAGCACGGACGCGAAATCAATGTACGCATCCTCCAGCGTTGCGCTAATCGGTGGTTGTTGTGAACCGTGTCTGTGACACAAAGCGTTGTGCGCGTTGCACAAACACTTGCGTAACACATACGCTGGTCCCGTCGACCAACCGACGAGCTGCGCCCCAGCCTTGTTCGGCGACAAACACGTGTGATTCTTTTCACACGTGACTTTGCAATGTCCACCGAGTTTCGTCTCATCCCCGTACCCAAGGCACACCGTATCAGTCATAAATGTCTGTAGACGATACGCACCCTGGACCAGGGGTAAGATGAAATCGCGCGTGTTCAGGAGACCGTCGCTCATCGCAGCGTCGTACGTTTCTGGCTCACGACATCGAATCGCATACAACTCTGTGAAGCGAAAGAACATCATGTAAGTCATAGTCGCGTACGCGCACTTGAGCATAACGACGGGGATTCCCCCGAACGTAAACAGCGCGATAAGGCTTCCGAGGACTGCCCCAACACCGAAATGTGCGGGGCTGCTGAAGTCATCGACATCAAATGTCGCGTTTGAAGCAGAAGCCAAGAGAAACGTCGTGGAAAACACCGCGAACATGAACAATGCAACGATGGCAACACGCAAGCCATACGCGCACGGTCCACTCGCGGCTCTGCGCACAAACCGTCGGGTCCGCGCCTTCGCCTCATGCACCTCCTGCCAAGCAGCTTGGAAAAGCGGCTCAGATTCAGTTGGCCTGAGGCGTTCGCGCAAACCCAATTGTCCAACGCCATGCACAGCACCAGACAGGATTCGGCTCATATCGTCCGTCTCCACCGGATGCGCGCACGTCCACGCGAGCTTGTACGCAGTGTCGCGGGCCTTTGCCGTCGCGTCAACATTCGGTGCTGCTGGCGACCACCATTCTTTCAGGCGGCGCACGGCATTCCGAACGTAACCCTCCGGCTGTTGCCCGACAGACACGACGTCACTCGGCTTCGGCTCCACAGAGCCGATCGCTGCTTGCAACGGGGCAACGGCCCCGATGCAGCGAACGGCCTCAGCGACCGGCGCACGGACAGGAGTGTCGCGCATCACTGCAAGCGTCGGCTCAACCGCGAGGATGTCGCTTCGAACACCTGGTGCCTGTGCCGCAAGAGACTGCGCGCGACTGGTGTCGCAAACGCACTCCTGCACGACGGCACAGAACACAGGTGTCTCAACGACTCCATCCCACGGTAAGCCGCGCTCGCTCGCGCGGAAAGCCTCACGCTCGCAGATCGGCGGCGTGGCGCTTTTCCCACTCACAAATTCGAGCTTCGGTCTTTCATAAAGGACGCTGCGACGGAACAAACTTCCCCACTCGGCAACATCGCTCGGTTGACACCTTCGGTCAAACACCGCGTGCTCCGGCTGCATCGGATGGCCCACGACAGGCTCAAAACCGACGCACTGGGGGCGCTCCGGAGGGGGCGTCGAAATCCGCGACGGTGGAGGTGTCGACGCCGGGTGATCCACTGACAACTCATCAGCACGCAAAACTGATAAGCGTGCTTTGAGCCGTTGGATCTCCTCTTCGACGAGTTCATCCTCCATGAGGGCGACGAGGTCGTCACCAGTGGTTGCTTCGCATTCAACACCAGTGGCGACTCTCTCGTGGCCATCAACAACACCTTCGCGGACAGCACAACCATCACGCTCTGCGACGCAGACCGGCGCTTGGCGCAATTGCGCCCGCTCTTTCGGTCCGCCGCGGGCACCAAGACTCCGTATTGACGGAGGCTGTGGCCCGCGTTCCGCAACGCGGATGAGTCTGCGGCGCTGTCTCAAACCCATGCGCTTCCTTGGCGCAGGGGTGGAACCAGCAGCTTCTGCATAACTCATCGGTTTTGCTGTGATTGTGGGTGGCATCACTGCCACGGAACTGGCTTCTCGAGCGAACTTCACCGCAACCGTTTGGGCTACAGCCGGCCTGAGGCGAGCAAAAAGCTCAGCTTCGGTCTTTGGCGCCGTGCTTTTCGATTTCGGCAAAAACGGTCCACTCGTGATCATGGCAGATGCAGGCGGATCATCCCAGCGTTCGGGGAGCTCATCTGGCTGCGGGGCTGCGATGTCTGCCACTTCAGTACGAACCGCCTCGCGGTCTTCGTCCTCTTGAGCATCCGTCGCATCACCACGCGCCATCTCCACATACGCTGAGAAAATCTGGGGGTTCACATGAAGGACATCGAGCAGTCTCTCCTCAAGGCTGTGCCGCATGTCGTACCAGAGTTTCGATTGGGACACTCCACCAACCGCAAAAACACCCTGGCCGATTTCGGGATTCACACGCAGGATTGACGACCAATTCCTCTCCGCAACACCCATCCCGCGCAAAATATCGTACCGAATCGCAATCCCAGCTTTCTGGCGGAGTTGCTGACGGTTCGCGGCACTCGGTGCCGCTTTATGACGATAATTCGCAACGAGACGTCGCTCTGCTGGCGTCCAGTTCGATTTGCGCACCAAATTGACAATGCGCTGGGCGTCGGCGAGAGGTATACACTCTACTCTCCGACCCTGCACCCGGCTGCAACGCCCCGAAGGGGTCACAGCCGAAACACGACGAGCAACGAAAAAATCGCTTGCTGACATGTGATGCAGTAT